GGCGGGCCGACACCCAGCCGCGAACCGCACGAGACGACGAATTTCCAGAATATACCTCTTGACACCAGGAGTAGCAGCCCATCCAATTCCAGAACTGATTGTGGGCACTCGTCTTGTCGGCGGCGGCGAGAGAGGTGTCCAAATCGCTCGACACAGGAGCCGGGAGGCCGGTGATAACCTCCTCGCGGGTGATGAACCTGTCCCACTCGTTATTGGTGGGCGAGCCTCCCGCATATGTGTCGCTTCCCCTATAAGTGCTGCCACCCGTCAGAACGCGGCACTTATAGGTCGCCCCGTCGATGGTGACGGTCTTGCCGGTGATGTAGCCCTGTTCGTTCAGATCGTTCCAGGAAACAGAGACCAGGATGTTCCGGTCGCAGATCAGGAGGGTCTTGCTGCCGTCCTTGATCTTGTGCCACTGGAGCTTGTTGGCGTCCGCTGCCGGGGTGCTGCCGAGTGTGTAGTTTGCCATGCTCCCGCTCATTTGCGGGATGTCGCCGACGCCGCAGCCGCTATACGGCTCCACGTCAGGACGCCAGGGCTTTGTGGGCCTTTTCAGTATCGTACCGTTGTTGTAAAATCCGCCGAGCTTGACGAGGCCGAGATATTGCGCCATAAGGTAGCTCTCCTTCCACTTTGATGAAGCGGTAGGGCGCGAATATCTTCGCCGCCAGATTGTAGGCACTTGCCCAGCGGGCAAAGCCGAGCCAGGAGTTGACTTCTTGCTGTATCTCCTTGCGCGTCTTCTTGCCCTCCCGTAGCTTCGCAATCATAGCCTTGACCCGTCGTTTCTGCTTCCGCTTGGATTGCGTCCGAAGCTCCAGGTGCGTTGCTTTGATTTTGTAGCCGTAGGCGTTCACGCCCTGCCGCAAATAGAATATTTTCGTCTTGCTGTTGAGATCAAGATGCAGCTTGTCTTTGACGAACTGCTTGATCTTCGCAAGCCACTCCCTCGCGGTCTCTTTGTTCGGCGCAATGATGACGGCGTCGTCGGCGTATCGCCTATAGAGCTTTGCCCCGAGGAAGCGGATGCAGAACTGATCGAGCTCATTGAGGGTAATATTTGCGAAGTCCTGGGAGCTGACATTCCCCAGGGGGACGCCCTTTTCTCCTTCAGGGCTGGAGTCGATCACTTTGCAAAGAAGGCGATAAAAGCGGAGGAGGTCTTCGTAACGCTCCGGGTGCTTCTTTCGTAGCTTCTTGAACCGCTTCGCCAGGAGCCTTTTCAAGACTTGGCGGTCGATAGAATAGAAAAACTTTTTCACGTCGATCTTTATGACGGCAGCTTCGTCGCCCCACTTCATCCGGGCGACCCTCATGTCGTGCTGCACATCCAGCGCGGCCCGGATGGGCCCTTTCCCGTAAAGACACGCATAGGAGCGGTCTACAAATACGGGCCGGTAGATGTCCTGCAAGGCTTCATGGACGGTAGTCTGCACGATCTTGTCCCGGAGCTTCGGAATGTGGAGGCTGCGCTCTTTTGGCTCCGTGATCGTCCTGTGACGATAGGAGCCAGGGATATACTCCTTCTTTCGTTGATCTGGGTCTGGCCGCGCTTTGATCGCCGTGAGCTCACGCCATAGTTGGACATTATTCACTTCGGAGAAGAGGTCGTATAAGACCGCCTCCCGAGTGTATTTCCGCTGCCCTCGGAGCGCGTTTTTATAGCTGGCCCCGATAGTATCCCACCCAACCATCTCCTCGTATGGTCTGAGCGGCATAATTGGCGGAATTATAGGGTGCTTGACCTTCTGCGCCGTCTTTACTAAAATGGGGAATTTCGTCATTGTGGCATCCTTTCCTTTTGAGAACGGCTTGGCACCTATGACGCGGGTTGTTACCCACATTGTAGACCTCCCCCCACCTTCCCAATACGAGAGGGCCGGGCAGAGCTTGGTCACTGTTTTTACGCCGTCAAAGACAAGGCGAAGGATTACCTCTCCCTTGAAGTATAACAAGGACTCGCCAGTAAAGCCGTAGCCGTACCAGACGAAATAAACCTACAAGGCGGGGCGAAAACCGACGTTCACGTTCCGATTCGTTGCATTGTTGTTGTTCCAGTTGCGGGCCGACACCCAGCCGCGAACCGCACGATTCGACGCCAAACAGAGATAACCCTAAGTAGGTGCTTTTACTTTTTGGCTTGCGGAGCGTTGCCGTTGTTGATGAAATACTTCTGCAAGCCTCCGATGATGCGCCCGATCTCGTTGAGCCTCCCTTGCAATTCAAAGAGCTTCTTCTGCGTGATATACTTCTGGTTCTTCGCTATGCCAAACAGGACGAGGAGCAGGGTCTTTTCTGCGTCCGCCTCGTCCAGCCACTCCAGCCGCTTCTTGACGACGGTGAGGTTGTTCGCCATAACGGTGGCCCGGATGAGCTTGTAGCACGACTGCTTGATCTCTTGATTGAGGGAGAACTTTTCCGCGACGGGGAAGTTTTTGAGCAAGGGGTAGACGTCCCTTTCCAGGAATATCTCAGCCTTCTTCTGCAGGGTAGACGGTTCCGCCATAGCCGACGCACCTCGCTTTCCTGATGCGTTCGATCTCGGCGATGTCCCCGTAAAACTCGAAGCCGTAGTCAGTGAGCTTGACCGTTGCCGGTTCGCCCGTGATGGAGCTACGGCCCTCTATGGTCAGGCTGGCCTCGCCGGTGAGCTTCAGGCCATCCCTGGTGATGAGGGCCAGTTCGTCCCGGGGACGCCGCTGGCAGCTTTCGCATACCTGGGAGAGCCCACTGAAGAAATTCCCGAGGATGCAGCTCGCTTCTTTACGGGTACAAGCGACCCTATACATAGATTTTCCGCGCCACGGGGTCATAGATGCCGGACGCGATTGCCACGGACGTTACGGAGACAAAATTGATGAGAAAGACGTTATTGACCATGTTGTTCAGGGTCGCGTCCTTCAGCACCTTGATCTCACGCTGCGCGTCCGCGATCTGGCTGTCATGCAGGATAATGGTTTCCCGGTTCTGCCAGATACCGTCGTCCATGTGGTTCATGTTCGTCTGGCTTACGGGCGTCCCTTCCTGGATGACCTCCTCGGTGATGATGTCGACCACATGGTCGAGCCATCCGATGCGCTCATAAGACTCCATCGCTGCTTTCTACCTCCATTTCTTTGACATTATATTTAAAGGCTACATAGAGCCCCTTGCCCGGTGTTTTCGTGAAGACCCGGTCGTCGGCCTTAGCGACGATGTCGCCGTCCTTGTCCACCAGCTCCACGTTGGCCACGTCCCCGATGACGGTGTCGTTGAAGTAGATATAGACCCGCACGTCGGAGCCGTTGACCATGGTGCGGAACGGGGGGACGGTTTTCGGCTCTCCGTTCAGGGTATAGTTGGCGTGGTCGATGGAGTCGACAAAACGCCGCCCGATCTTCTGGATGCCGAGGTCAGTGAGTGTTTTCGCCATTTAGCGTCCGCCTCCTCTGGAATGTGTTGTGGTTGAGCAGCGGGCCGACCTGGAGCACCTCAAGTATTCCTTGACGCCCTGCTGCGCCTTGGAGCCCGCTGTGAGCCCGGAGGCCAGCCCCTTGTAGATGGTGTTCTCCCCGAAGCAGTAACACTGCGGAGAGGCCGTAAAGGTGCCGATCTGCGGGAAGGTGACGTCGCTGGACTCCGCCCGGCCCTGGGGGTTGATGGTCGAGGCGATGATGCTGCCCACGCCGCCGTTAATGTCAGTGGTGGGGGAGCAACGGGTCGGCTCGGCGCACCTGAGATATACCTTGATGCCGCGCTGCTCCTGGGATGCCGCTGCAAGGATAGAGTCCAGCCCAGCATATAGGGTATATTCGCCGTAATGATAGAACTCCTCCGAGGCCGCGATGGTACCGGCTCTCGGGATATTGACGTCGCCGGACTCCGCCCGGTCGCCGATCGCGATGTCCGACTTCAGGAGATAGCCGATGCTGGCCACATGGGGCCACAGGCCGCAGACGAGCTGGTTGCAGCGGGGATAGTCGGAAACGCCCCGCTCCAGCCGGGAGAGCAGCAGGATGGTGTTGCCGCTTTCCGTCCCATAGAACGGTCTGCTGCTGCCCTCCTTGACCTTGCGAACCTCAGCGTCAATGACGGCGAGGTTGTTGACGCCGCTCTGCTTGCTGCCCTTCAGAAAGATGATAAACTCCGCCCAGTGCTCCGGGTCTTGTTCATAGACCGGCTCAATGTGGCTCTGCTCATAGCCCAGAGCTGCGAGGACGTAGAGGATGCCCTGGCGGGTACCGCTCCATCGAGAAATAATACCCTTCATGGAGAGCCGGGTGCGGTACGCCTCTGCATCCTCCCCCTCCAGCCTGGGCATATCGCGGTCTTGGCCGTGGACAGGGAGCATGACCTCCGACGCGCTGGCGACGTTGGCCTCGTCCCTGACCCGGAGGATCGCCGTCTTTAGATCATCGAACTCCCGCCCGACGACCCGGAAGAAGATAGCGAACTGGTTGACTGCCCGGCGTCCTTTTTTCAGTGGAGCAAACAGAAGGTCGAACATATAGTCGCCGAAGGTGTCAAACCGTTTCATCCGGTCACTCCCTTCTGACCGTCACGGAAACGGCCCCCAGGATGATGACCTTGTCCTTGTCCAGCTTGACGTCCTGCTCCGGGGCCGCGATTCTGACGTTGGTAATGTCGCGGTAGCCACTGCGGATTGCGTGGTTGATGTCTGAGAGGGTAAGCTCGTAGAGCTTGCGGCCCTTGCGGACGGCCAGGAGCTCCGCGAGGATGGAGTGGACGCGACCCTTGATCTCCTCGTCAGTCGCCGCGTCAGCGGTGGTGACGGTGACGCTGATGTCTTGGGCCACGGTGACGGATGACTTCACCAGGATATTATCATACGGCCCGGCGATCTTGTCAACAGCTTCCCGGACAAGTTTCAACAAACCTTCCGTCGCCTCGCCCGCCGTCCCCGTGACGATGACGTCCACGGTGCCCTGGCCCCGGGGGTGGTCGCAGTCCGCCTGGGCGAACAGGACGCCGGGGACGCCCTCCGCTGTGTTGATAAATGCGTCCTCGATCGCCCGCTGCGCCAGCTCCGACCAGGAGCGGAGGGTGCGCGTCCTTGCGCTCTCGTCATCCTCGGTATCGCTGCCCTCCCGGGTTATCCAGTCCTCGCCGTTGCTGATTTCCACCTCGCCGATATAGGTGAGGGACGTGGTGATCTGGCCTTGGGGGACATTGTAGCGGGTGCCCTCGTTCTCGGCCTCCACCAGAATGTCAACCGTCCGGGCCCCTTTCTGGAGGACGGCGGGCTCCAAGGAAAAGAAGCGCAGCTCCTCGCCGTTAATGTCCAGGGCGGTCTTAAATACCTGACCCTTGGCAATCTTGACCGCCTCGCCCTCCATATCCAGGCGGGTGACGGTTACAAGGCCCTGGGCCTTCTGCGCCCGCTTGCGCT